GGCACCCCAAATAGCATTTCCGCGGCCCCATTGCCTAGATCAAGACAGGCGGCCGCAGGTCTTCCCCGATCGTGGCGGCAAGCTTAACCTATTGCGCCGGCGACGGAAACCGGACGGCCGCAGACATGGTAAACCGGTCCTTGATTTTGCCGGCCGGCGCGGGCGCGGCCGCCTTGCAATCGCCCCCGCCTTCCCCCATGACGGACGGCACGGAAGGGTGGCCGAGTGGTTTAAGGCAGCGGTCTTGAAAACCGCCGTGCCTGCAAGGGTACCGTGGGTTCGAATCCCACCCCTTCCGCCATTAGCCATTGAAATCATTGAACAAATTGGCGATTTTTAAGGTCTAACATAACCGATCGCATAACCAAGAAAGTGGCCCGCCGTCCGAAGATGACGGGCCTTGGTAATCAGATCAGCACCGCGCATCCGCGCAGCACTTTACCGCCAGTCTTGGACTTCGGCCGCGGCTTGCGGACGGCACCCACGCCATCTTCTAATTCATTGCTGCTCGTATACGGATGCCCATAGTAGGCGGCGCTTGCTTGGTTGAAGGTCTCGGTAGCGGCCAACGACGGCTCGCCATCGACGTCCGGCTCCCGTTCGTCATCATCCTCCCGATCGTCGCCGGCGTTGGCGTTAGCCAACAACTGGTCCGGCGTTTCGAGATAATGCCCGCTTGGCTGCGTCCAGCCGAGGCTGGGTTCGAGGTCGGGATCGGTGTCAAGAGTGTCGAGCAGATCGATCAAGGCGTCGATTTGCGCCTCAACTTGCCGCCTGGTGACAGGCAGCATTGTGCTATTCTCGGCGTTAGCCTGAGACATGACTTACCTCACGTTTCGGGTCAGGCTCGTCATGGTGCTCGTAACATCATGGCGAGCCGCTTGCGTCGCAAGCCTGAAAAACGTAATACTGAATTGTGAAAAACGCAATACGCAAATCAATCGGCGGAAAGCGCCCTGGTGCAGGCCGGCCAGCGACGGGCACCGAACCCGCTCGCACATTCCGCCTATCCGACGAGTTCATGACACGCCTAGATGAATGGGCCGCACGCCAACCTGACAAGCCGTCGCGATCTGAATCGATCAGGAGGCTTGTGGAAATCGGCCTCTTGGCAAAAGGTTAGTTTTCGATCTCCCTTCAACCTGCGGTAGGCTGTGCAGGCTGGGAGAACCATCATGAAAATCAGGTTTGTTGCCGCTCTTTCTGCGTCCCTGTCACTCGCCGCGTGTCAGACGGATTGGTGCCATTTGAACGCGAGACGTTTCCATGGCCACCTTTTTTAGCGAGTATTTTGGGATCGACGCAGAGACGCTGGATAGTTGCGGCGCTCTAAACATTTCGATCGTCAACGACCTTCCATTATTTATTGATCCCTTCCTGCTTTTTAACAGCGAAAAGGACGAGTACCGCGCCCTTCACGACTCGATGATCGAGTACCTGATATTCCTCCGCGATCGATCCGCGAAGGGGGCCATCAGCGATGCGCTGCTATCGAGTTGGTACTGCTTCGGTGAGGTGAAGCAGAACTGGCTCGGTTTCTCGATTAGCGGCAACGGCGGTACCGGACTCGGAATGGATTTCGCTCGGGCCTTACACAGCAATCTGCACAGCTTGTTCTCGGATTTCGGCGAGGAAGGAATCACCGAGGGAAGTCACTTGGAAAAGGTGTGCTTGATCTCCGATGGTGTCGGACGCGACAACATCAGCGATTTCACGACTAATCTAATCAAGGATTATCTGTGTCGATATACTGAAAAGTTCGCTGCGCAGCACTTGAAGCCTACCGACGTGCGGCAGGTGGCTATAGAGAAGACTCGATTCAACTACGAGACGGAGACATGGGAGCGAGCCACGTATGCCCTGCCGTGGGTTAATGGTGATTTCGTCATCCTGACTCCGAAGGATATCCTGACCAGAGATGAAAACTGGATCAACAAAGGCGATTTGGTCGGCGGCTTTCAGGAGATTCCGACAGCCATTCCAGATTCACAGCTACGGGCTCAGGTTGAGAATTATTTCTACAAGATCCTTGATAGACCCGGTCGTCGACGCCGTCCCAGCGCCAAAGAGCGGTCGGAAGCTGCCAGAAGGACTTTGTTAGAATTCCCACAGCTCATCGACTACTACATCAAGTTGAAGGAACAGCACGGAGACGAAGCTGCAGACCTTAGCGCCGAGAAGGTGCTTGCAACCGAATACATGTTCATCCGACAGATCGCCGATATTCAAAACACCCTGCTTCATAAGACCGCCTTCTACGGAACTGGCGGCGGTACCTACGAAGAGGCGCATGCCCGTGTAGGCTATCTAAAGGATGCCATCGAGAGCAAGGGTGGACACCGACTGTTCTATCACGATGGAAAACCAATTCAGCGGGAAAAAGACCTTCAAATCCTCTATCGCCTAGTCTGGTTCGGGACTCCTTCAGATGTCGGAACCGAGGCGAACGACGGCAGAGGGCCGGTTGACTTCAAAATCTCACGAGGTGCCCACGACAAAACACTTGTTGAGATGAAGCTGGCAAAGAATACGCAGCTAGAACGAAACCTTGAGAAGCAAGTACCAATTTATCAAGCCGCGAGCGATGCAAAAAATGCGATTAAGGTGATCATCTATTTCAATATCGCTGAACTTCGGAAGGTTAATGCAATTTTGAAGAAACTTAAGCTGACCGACAGCAAGGATATCGTGCTTATTGATGCCCGCGACGACAACAAACCCTCAGGCTCTAAGGCTTAATTCGTCAACCTGCTAACGGCTGCACGGCCATGCTGCTATCACAGCACATCCGTCTGGCACAGAATATCAACCCAAGCCTTACGCACGTCCGGCGTAATGCTCTTGATCCCGTATAGCTTGCCGGTACGAACGTTTTTCAACTTCCACGTCGTCAATGCATCGGCCAAGGCTGGCTGCCATCGCAGCGTGACAACTAAGGTCTGCTCGCTGGCGAGCCGCCCCTGCATGATTTCCTCGCCGGCCTTTAGCACCTTAATGCCGGCCGATGCCGTCAGCACCGTCTCCCAGCTTTGCGTACTACCACCTGCACCGTCGCTCACGGTTACGAGCGCCTGCAATTCCACCTTCTCACGCAGATCACCTGCCGTCGTCATGCATTAAATCCTTCCAAGGCTTGCTGCCAATCATCTGAATCGTAAAGCGACGTCGCCACGGCGCTGCCGCCCGCCGACGCGCGGTTGACGCTCATGGCCGAGGCTTGTGCGCCATCGATTGACAACCATTTTTTCTGCTTGGTGAAACGGACGATATGACCGGCCGCATTGCTCTCTGCTTCGACGTTCGCAAAACAGAATCGCAGAACAGGATGACCGCCGTGCTTGAACTTTCGCCCGATAATGGCGCGCTGCAATTCGGCAATCGCGGGCATCATCGATAGGCTGCCCTGCCTGTGCTCGATCGCCGGGAGTCCATCCTCAAGTAAGTTGTTCAAGAGATTGCGCGCCATTGCCGGATCGCACGCGATCTCTTGCACCGAGTACGTCTCGCACAGTTCGCGAATTCGTTCCTCGACGCGGCGAAAGTCAATGACGTTACCAGGCGTTGCCTCGATCAAGCCGCGCGCAACCCAATCCAGATATGGTGCGCTCGTCGCTTCCTGCCGTTGCCGGAGGTTGTCTTGCGGGCAAAAGAAAAACGGCAGCACAACATAGTCGTCGCCGTCGCGGAAACACGCGATGATTACGCTAAGGTCGATACTCGACGACAAGTCGACGCCGAGCCAGCAAGGTTGTCCCTCAAGGCTGGCAACATCGATCTCGCCCGCGCCTTCATCATAGACAAGCATGTCGACGAATGGCGATGAACTACTATCCTCCCAGATGTTGAGTTTGTACCGCTTTAGGCTGCTGCGTTCAGTCGGATTGTCTTTCGCGCGCTTGACATGACGCCTGAAGCCCTCAATCGAGGGATAACCGTGCGAGCTGCCGGGATTCACGCGCCGCCAGACTTCCTCGCTGGTGTAGTCGCAATCCGGCTCTGCCTCGAACAACACCGGCAACACAGTCGGGTCGACGATCTCGCCGCGCGCAATCTTCCGCGCTCGATCGATAATCTCGTACCCGATGTTATCGGTGCCGCGCCCTGCTGTGGTCGTCACAACTAAAAGGCTGTTATCGATCTTATCAAGGCCGTTGGTCAGCACGGTCCAAAGGTCTTTGCCGCGCCAGATGTGCGTCTCATCCGCAAGCACAAAGGCAGGCGTGCGGCCTTCCGACGACGGAGCATCGGCGCTGATAATCTCAAGCTCAACGCTATCCTTCGGATAGGCGATTTTCTTCGCGCTATTGAATGCGTCGTAAACCTTTGTCGCTTTCACCAGCCGCTTATCGGACTGGACGATGCCGCGCGCTTCCTTGAACGCGATACCAGATTGCTTACGGTCACTGGCAGAGAAGATCACCTCGCTGCCGGGCATCCGCTCGGGGCCGAACGTATGCAGCAACGCCAATGCAGCACCAAGCGAGGTCTTCCGATTGCCGCGAGGCAGCAGCATGACGACGGTGTTGATGATACGTCGCCCGTCGTCATGCCGCGGACCATAGATGGCGCGCACAACACGCTCCTGCCACGGGTTGAGCACGAACGCCTTGCCCGGCAGCGTCGACTTGGGATGCTTCAACCGTCGTAAAAAATTGACGGCTCGCTCGCCGTATCCGAAAGGATCTGGAATCTCCGATCCGTCGTATATCCAATCCGGGAATGTACTCTTGGCAGTCATCACATAGACAACGGGCTGTCGTCGTCCTCGTCGTTATCTTCATGGACGCCGGCACGGCTACGGCTCGATGGGCTAAGCCCCAGCTCCGCCGCCCAGCGTCGGGATTCCGCGGTGGCCTCGCGCAAGGTCGCGAACGCCGGATTGCGCTTCAGTTCACCGAGCCTGTTTTCGACATACGCGCCGTATTGCGCGATGGCCGCGCGGGCGTCGACGATATCGGCCGCCGCTTCGCAGAACCGCTCGACTGCATGAAGGTCCGCGACCGACAGAACGCGGCGCTCGACAAGCACGGGCATGACGCGCTTCCACTCCGCTTTCGCGGCCGGCGGGAAATGCTTCGGAGGCTGCGGAACGGTCCTGATAGCGTCGGCGATTGGTTGCGGTGTGGCCTTGCGTCCTGCGGTGTGTTTCATCAGCCGAAGGTCCAGCCGCGCACTTGGTTGAGCAGATCGCGTGCGCCGAACGGAATCTCCCGCAAGGTGTCCGGCGCGGTGGATTCGCGCGTCTCATACCAAGCCGACGCGATCAGCATGGTGGCCTGTTTCACATCGTCGGGGATGTCTGACGGTGGGCTATCGGCCTCGGGATCGTCGGCCAGGAATCCGCGGACGTATTCGGTCGCAGCGTCGAGGTAGGATTGCAGAAGCGCATCGTCATCATCGAAATCGATGCGCGCATGGGCCTTGAAATCGGCCAGTTCAGCAAAGCTCATTGAGGTGAAATCCTATTTTAGGGAATGGCCCAATTCTTGGCTCTCTTCTCCGCTTGGTGACCGCCGGTAGCTAAGGGATCGGGGCAAGTCCGCGACCACCCGGGGACGGCATGACGTTGCAGCAGCCTTGGCGCGTGGTGCGATGGTTCAAGCGAGAAGCAACGCGGTGCCGCTATTCGGATGCCGCATCAGCGGGCTTGTCTGTCGCCCTGATACGCACGTCATCGCATGACATGGCACACATCATTTCATCGTCAAATGGATAGAGCACGACCAGCTCGAAGCGGTGACTTCCATCCTTCACACCGACAACGCGGCACGGCTTCCACACTCGCTTGCGGCGCTCGTCTACTACTTCAACCTCAGCGTCGAATGGTTCGATCGGTATCAGGTTTCTCGTCCTTGGGCTTGGGCAACACAGTGCGAATGACCGCGAAGGCTGCCTTACGAAGTTTGATGCAGGTCTCGCACATTATTTGATTGGCCTTCCAAAGCCGCCTTCGCAGGCGATGTTCTGCCTGTTGTTGCAGGCGATGCATGACGGCTTCCAGTTACTGCGCACGAGGCGCAGATGCGGCGCCTTCTTAATGCTCACCCGATGCGCGACCAGTACGGCAGGCCGACCACAATCCGCGCATACATTCTTGCCAGGCTCTGCAAGATACACCTTCGATAGCCGACGCCACTCGGCATCGTATCCGCGCTGCAGTGCTGTAGGTCGTAAACGGTCACGCTCTGCCTTCCGTTTGATGGTGCATTGGCACCGCTTGCCGGCAGGAACGACGCGACCACAAGTGCATAGCCTCGGTGCAGCGAACGGCATCAGGCGAAGACGGTCGGCGCGCGGTCATAGACAAAGCGCCAGCCTTGGCTTTCAAGGGCATCGATGATTTCAGCCGCGAGCGTCTCATCAATATCAACATGCCGATCGAGAACAGCGTCGATGATCTGTGAGGGTGAAAGGATTTCCGTCACGATGGACTCCGTTGTGAGAAACAGCGGGGAGTCACCCGTGCGGATGACTCCCCTTGCGCCGCGGTTTCAGCACGCATTCACGTCCGCGGCGCATATCGCTTAGGCCTTGGTGGATTTCACCAGAACCGCAGCCTCGGCCAGGATCGGTGCACCACCGACACGCTTCCGACCGCGGAATTTAACGATTCCGTTATCGGCGCCGGTCAGGTCGTCTCGAAGCACCTGCACGCCGACACGGTCGACGATCTGGTACGCGGATGCGAAGTCCGCGAAGACGATCGGGTAAGCCGTACCGGTGGCGGTCGGCAGTCCAGCAAGATCAGGCGCATCATACACAGGCGCACCCAACAGACGAGCCGGCGTACCGTTCGCCAAGGAGTCCGACCAAAGCGTACCCTTGGTGGTGGTATCCGCAGCGGCACGAATAACGCCCTGCATCGCTCGGTTCATGAACCACGCGCCGCGCGCAGCATATGCACCGGGCAAAGTGTAGAACGCCTTGATGACGGCATCGATGATATCCGAACCGTCCGCAGCCGCGGTAATCTGCGTATAGTCGGACGGGGTGTTGAGGAGACCGGTAGGCTTGCCCGAACCATTGCCGGTCAGGAAGGCAGTCGCTTCCAGCTTGGCGAACTGGGTTGCCATTTGACCGGCAATGTACGCCTGAAGATCGATGAAGGTGTCTTCGAGAAGTTGCTGCGAAACCGGAACCACGACCGCCTGTTCGAAGGCGTCGATTTCGATCTGGTCAAAGGTCGGCTCCGACGACGGGCGTGCGCCAGCCTCGGTGACCCAGCCCGGTGACAACGCCGTATCGCCCACGGGGATGTAAACCTTCCCGGCGCCAATGGTCATGACGCTCGCGACCGAGCGCATCGGAGAGAACTGGACCAGCTTGTCGCGAACGACGGTGCTGTATTCCGGCGCGGTCACGTATCCGCCTGCGGTGCCCGTTCCCCAATTCAGGGTCTTCTTTTCGGCATCATCGAGCGCACCGGCACCGTTGCGGAGGAAGTTATTGAAAGCCTTGGCTTCAATCTCTTTCGCTTCGTCGGTGTTGGCCTTGATGTTGATGTTCGGCCGAGCAAGATTGGCCTCAACAGCGTCGAGACGCTTGGTCAGGTCGGCAACCGGTGCGGTCTTGGTGTTGACGTCGGCCGTCAACGCATCGAGCGCAGCCTTGACTTCGTTAGCGCCGTCCTCGGCCGGAAGTTCGGTGGCCGATTTGGTTTCGAGTCGAGAGTGGAAAGTCATGTGTAAGTTAGTCCTTTCGAATGGATTCGCGAGCGTGGTTGATAGCCGCAACTAGCTCGCGAAACTGCGTTGCGGAATTAGATTTGACCGATTGAATGGTGGCTTCTGGATTCGAGGCGAACGTGACCGCGGAAATTTCTACGAGGTCGGCCTCTTCGATGATCCGCGCGCCTTTGGTGCGGTCCATACGATCACGCACGGTTCTAAACCCGATCGACAGATCCAGAACACCGGCTTTCATTAGCTCGTATGCTTCGGCACCTTTCACGGTACCAAGGATAAGCTGGCCGGTGGCTTTTAGCCCGCGATCATCCTCAACAAGAGACAGCCACTTACCAATGGGCTGGTCTTGCTGGTGTTGGTAAAGCATCTTGACGCGCGATGCTGGACGCTTACGAAGGGAAGTCTGAAAGGCCGACTTCACAACAATGTCTTTGTGAGAATCTAAAACGTCGAATACCGATGCGTATCCGGTAAACGTGCCGTCCTCTTGAACTGACTTAGTATCAATAGAAAGGCCAGCGCCGTGGTGTGTCGTGCTCAAGCTACGTCCTTCTTGGGTTGGTTATCATTCGCCGGCGATTGAACATGCGGAGACGCCAGCACGTCGCCATCCGGGAGCGGAGGTTTGTTAAGGTCGCGCCTCACATCGTTGGCCGTCAAAACACCTGCCGATCGGTATTGCGCGAAAGCGGCGGCGCGTGCGGTTGGATCAGCCTGAAGCAATTGATCGAGGTCGAACTCAAAGTGCATGGTGTTGCGCTCTTCCGGCGACAACAAACAGCGCGCGTAAGCATCGCACCAAGCACGCAACCAAGGTTGCAGTCCGTACTTGATGAATTGCAGATCGTACTGGATCGAGTTTGAGTACGTCGCGCGTGACATGTCCGCCAGCAACGTGACCGGTACTTGGGTTAGACGCGAGATTTCAGACACAGCCAGGTTGCGCTGCGCAACCATCTCGCTGTCAACCGAGGTGAAGGCAATCGGGGTGTACGAACCCTCGTTATCGATGACAGCGATACCGCCGGCCTTGTCTCCACCGTGCGCCGAACGCCACATCTGCGCAATGCGACCGGCTGCGGTAGCATTGAGCGAGCCCTTGAACGACAGGACGCCGCCGGGTCGGCTGTTGTTCTTAAAAAGTTGGGAGGCACTACGCTCTAACAAGATCGCTAAGCCGATCGCGTCGCGACCTGTATGCAACAGTCCGAGTCCACGTTGTTGCAGCGGATTGCTCGGGTTCGGCGTCTGGAGATGGATGACATCGGACGGACCATATTCACGGTTGTCGATCCGATAGCGCGGTTCACCATCTGCCTTGTATTCAAGAACGACCGCTTGGTGTGGAACGTACAGGATATCAGCGGGTCGGCCGGCAATGCGCGATACCAACGCATAACCGTCGCCAAAGATAACCGCGTCCTGTGTTGCGCGGCGGCGAACCTCTGCCGCGGACATGAAGTCATTACTGAAGCGATTGACGAGCGCGAACGCCGGATGATCCTTCGCAGCGCGCTCGCTGTCGTCCGCATCATCACGTAACAATCTGCATGAGACCATCGCGGTGGACTCACGCAAGATGCTGACTGCGGCTTTAGCGGGCGGGCATCGCATAAGGGCATCGACCGTGACATTGACGCCGGATGCTGACACGCTGAATGCGTCACAGAGCGCGGCCCAACTATCTGACGTCGGATCGGTCAACTCCGATTTGATTTCGGACACCGGGACCGATTTGCGAGACCACCAGGCCATTAGGCAGCCTCACGCATATGAGAGGCACCAGCCTGCAATACCTTGATCACGCGCCCGCGCGCTGGTACGTCCGGCTTGCCGCCGAGGAAGGTGCATTTCCACGCAACGCCCGGCGAATATCGAGTCACGCGCGCACCGGGATTTGCGGCAGCGGCCTGCTCAAGCGATTTTGTGCTATCGGAATCGCGGGTGACGATCTCGTATCGCTCTGCCCGGTTCGATGGGCGACCTGCCGCAAGATCGGCGTCGAATTGGTCCCAACTTCTAGCAGCCATCAGTCGGCGGCCCTCCATGATCTAATTTTGGCTTCCTGTTCCACTGCTGCGCCGTAATTCGACTGCGGACGCATCGCTTCCTCGAACGACACGAGGTCGCCGACCCAGACGTCGCGAGTCTGAATGTCACCGTCGCGCCCGATCCAAACGATCTCAGCCGTGCTGCCCTCAACGGATGCGACTTTGCACAGCCGGCCCCGATAGGCCGCTGGGCTATTCACTCTGATGGTCATGTGATGGCCTAGTAGGTGTGGATCAGGCAGGGTGCGGCGAGCGTGTCGCCGAATGTTTCGCGCTCGCTGTCGTCGTGAGCTGGCGCGTCGAGCGATGTGAATCGGAAGCTGTCTAGAAGTGCTCGCCGACGAATGCTCTTGATGGTCGCCGGCTGCTTCACGTCCTGGCCTTCGAGCACGGCCAGGCAATACTCTTGCGCTAGGTCGTACTTGTCTTCGTGCAACTTGCCAAACTTCTTGAACGCCGCTGCGAAGGTCGGATCACGCAACAGCGATGCCAGCAAAAGCCGCGGCTCGTCTGGATCGCGGATGTATCGCAGGTAATTGGTGCTCGCGGCGTGTGCGCTGTAAGCTCGATCCAGGCGAGCACGAAATTGTCTGTCTTTTTGTGCGCGCCGTTGGAGCGATCCGTTGGTCGGCAAATCTGCACGACGTAATGCCGTGGTAAGGTCCGGGGCGTTCGAGCGCGCGATCAGCGCAAGCGCTGCGTCAAACTCAGCGTCGGTGAAGTTTTGCCGCCGCTTGAGTCCTGTGGTGGTTGTGCGAATGCCGAGCGCTTTGGCTCGTTTATGCATCGCAGCCACATAGGCTGGACGCTGCTCTTCGTGCTCCAACAGATAGGCATTAAGACGATAACCGTTGATACCGAGAACCTTGCCTGCAGACACGGCATCGTGGCCGTCAGCGACCAACTTCATCATGGCATCGAAGTTCGCGGCGATGCGATCGAAGCTGGGTTTGCCAAGCGGTCGCCGGACGGCTGCAATCTCAGCGGCACGTTCAGGATGGTTTTGAAGATAGCGAGTCCACGCTGCCGATGACGGCGCACCCTGCACCGTCATGTAGGCTTGGCGATCCGTCATGCCGGACGCAATAGCGGCCTTCATCGCTTCAAAGCATTTTTCGGCCTTGGGTACTGGACCGGGCAATTGGACCGCGACATGACTGGGGAATAAGGTGCCACCCGCAGTGCCCAACGCGGCGGCGGGTGGCTGTTTGAGCGCCCGCAGACCCTGCGGCTAACGCGCTCGACCGCCAGCGTCGTGCAATGACGGCAAGGGCAGAATAATTGCCCGTTGTTTTTATAATGCGGAATGACTGTCAGATTAGGGACGAGTACCGAATACGGCTCCTAAAGAAAAACCCAGCGCGCTGGCTGGGTTTTTTTGCAGTTAGGCGGCGGCTTCCTCGCCTGCATCTGGTTCTGGCAGAAGTCCCGGGAAGAGAGAGGCGAATCTCTCCACCTCCTCCTTGTGCGTCTGAAAGAACAAATGGGCGATTTCCGATTTAGAAAGACCTACTTTGAAACCGTAGTCCCCACCGAGACGCACATTCGCGACGAAATAGACCTGCGCCCCCATAATCCTCTCCCGACGCACGGGGTGCCGCCTCAGTGAAAGCATGGGTCTGTTGTGGCCATAGGTCGAATTCGCATCGGCCTGTAGTTCCTTCAGATCGATGCTGGCTATGACATTGTCCCCGCAGTTCCGATTCCATCCCGCAGCTGTAATTTTCATAATGATACTCCTAACTAAGTTCCGCTAAGAATATCTTAGTTCCGCTATGTTTTCCTTGCAAGTAAAATATTAACCATGAAGCTCTCCCCGATCCACGGCTGCTAGGCCGCCATATCCGCGGCATCCCGAGCTGCATAAGCCGCCATCAACTTGCCGATGGCGATGTCGACCATCTCGACGCCAAACCGCTCCGCCGTTTTACCGGCACGACCATACATCTCGCCAATCTCCGTGCTGGTCGCGTCACCGCAAGCAAGTTCCAGCGTCCGGCAAGTTTCATCACCAAGACGCCGCTTCATCACCTCATGGTCCATGCGGCGAGCGGCGTCACCCTGTGCGTCTGGTAGCGCGTGCGGCATGGCAAAGCCCCGGCCGACGCTGGCCTTCTCATCATCCGCTCCATGCGGTTCCGCGAAGGTCTCCTCCAAGCTCCGATAGCGCCCGCGCACCTTCACTGCGAGGATCTTGCCATAAGCGCCAAACTGAATCCGGGTTGCCAACTCGGGCCGGCCTGCCTTCCGGTCCTTCTCGTCTGCTTCCCACGCGGCCATGATCTCGTCGCCGTTTGGATTCTCTTCGTCGAGACGGCCGTCGACCAGATTGGTATCCACCCGGCCGTGCTCAAGGTCTTCGCCGGCCGGCACAAGCCGGTTATCGTTCGCCGCAGCCATCAGACCGTCCTGTAGGGCGATACCCTCATCCTCGGCGTACCGCTCCAGCGCCTGGATATCCCGCCACCGCTTCGCGCGCTTCAGCCGGGCGAATGTCGGCCAGTTCCGATTCCGATTGCGGGGTTCGTCGTCATCCTGTTGGGCGCGCAGGCTGGCGACATAGGCACGGTGTTCGGCGGGAGTTCGGGGGGTGTTGTCGTTGGCGAAGTTCATGTCGGCGATTCCTCGTGAATATCTGGCCGGCCTGACGGCTTTTCTAATCGCCCGTGGTGCCGCGCTCCCACAAGAGCGCGCGCCCAAAGGCGCTTGGGGTTATAGGGGGAAGGAAGAACACCCCTTGGAAGTGCCCGGTAGTGAATGATTTCAATGGGTTATGACACCCTTGGAAGGTTTGGAAAAAGTTTGGTACACCTAATGAAATCAATGACTTAGCAGGGCACTGGAAGAGGTTTGGCAGGGTTCGGTAGCCCTCCTCAGTTACCCATCTTCCGTCCCACCGAAGTCCTCTGCCGACACGATCAACCGCTGCCGCGATTTCGACGGCGGGCCTTCGTTCACGATCTTAATGGTGCCGTTGTCGAGCAGCCGGTGCATAGACTTCTCCAACTCGGAAAGCCTGATCCCCTTGGCGTCGGGCTGTCGCTGCATCAACTTCGGCGCGTAGGAGACGCCCTTCGTCGGCCCGCACCTCAATCCGAGACGACACATTTTCGACAGCACTTCCACGAACACCTTGTCGGTGCGAGCGTTCAGCATCGCATCGGCTATCCCCGGCTTGCTCGGGTCGTGCAGCACGAACGCGCCCTCGCGCCATTCAAGCTGCATCTCATCGCCGATTTTTCCGTAGTTCGATTTAACGGTCTTTAATATCCGGACATCGCCCTCGCCGCTGGTGAGGTAGAGGCGCGACCGGACGCTGTTATTCCACGCCGTCGAGCCACTATATCCGGAGCCGGATGCCATACCGGCGACGGATGGATGCGCCAGCAGCAACACCGCGCAATCGCGCTCGATCGCCATCTTGCGCAACATCGCCACGAAGTGCCGAACCTGCGCACGTTTCACTTCATCGCCCCCGAACAGATCGGCCGCCGTGTCGAGCACGACGAGACCGGGCCGCCATTCCTTTACGAACCGATCGACGCGATTGAACAGCCCCGTAGGCATCATCCCGCCGTCTTTGTCTGGCGTGGACAGGAGCGCATCCTGATCCGCGAGCGGAAGAATGCGGAGGTCGGCAAGGTCGCCAACATCACGATCATGCGCGGCGCAGATATCCTCCAGCCGGCGGTGGAATTCTTCGGCCTCGTCTTCGGCACCGAGATAAAGCGCTCGGCCAGGGCGGACCGTTAGGCCTAGCGTATTGATCGCCAAGGCCGACGCCGCACCGATCTGCAATCCCAAAAGAGATTTACCAACGCCACCATCACCCGATAGCAACGTGACCTGCCGGCAGGGAATGAGGCCGGTGATGAACCACTCGCGCACGGCCGCGACGATGCCCTTCCATTCAGAAGGATCGACGAGCGGAAATGGTGCCGTTGGCGTGATCGGAAACTGCTGACCGTTCTCGGCGCGGAATTTCGGCTGGTGGTCCAGCACGCCGATGAACACGTCGCCCGGATATTCTTCAACCACCGCGCCGGCGATATGCCAGAACGGTCCTGTCGAGAGCGCGCGCCAGATCGTGTCGTCGAATACGAGTTTGCCACGCTCGCCGGGCAGAAGCTGCTCACGCTGAAAGCGCTCAAGCAGTTCGCGCTCTTCATCATGTGACAACGGCGGCTTGGTCGGTCGCTCGGTCGGCGTCGGCTGAGAAGGCAAGTTATCATTAGCGGGCTGCGGCCGAGTCCGGTTCTTCACTCCGCCGCCAGCGCATCCTCGGGCCAGGTCTTCAAGAATAAAGACGCTGTCTTCGGGCGGCCCTTGCAACTGTTTATGAATGACGTTTTCGCCGTCCTCGGCCAGCCATGATGCGAAGACGTTGTCGTGGCGAGTCACGCGCCAGTCCTTCACCTTCCAGTCGGTGGTGATAACGACACCGCGGGAAAGGTCGTCGTCCACACGCTCTCGGCGCAATGCGCCCAGCGTTTCCATCGTGAGCGTGGCAGGGTCGAAGTCATCGTGACGCGGAATGTAGATGTCACCATCCAAAAAGCCACCAAGCTGATCGACCTTATGGTCGCGCGTGATTTCTGGTTTAGGCGTGGATGCGGCAGTCATTGTGCGAATGTCCGTGCAAATCAAGGATGTCGAGGGTTGCGTGCGCGATAGCGTCGACCGTCAGCGGATCGAAGGACATCGCCTTGCCGCCGCGGTCGGTGTTGGGTCCGAAAACGCGAAACGTCTTGTCGGGCATACGCGACACGCGCAGCCCGAATAGACGCACGCCGTCGACGATCTCGACGTCAACGTGCCCAATTGTATTCCCACCGCCTGGACAAGGTCGGTAAGCGAGGATCCTCATCAAATAACCATTTAGTTGATTGCAGGGAAAGTCCGCGCCGCCCCGAGGCGACGCGGTGTTGAGGGTGTTAGCGTGTGAGCGAAAAGGCCGGGTCGTCCCAAGGGGATTTCGGCGGCGTTTCCGCAATCACTGCCTCGATTGCAACGATACAGTTTTGGATATCGGCAAGGGTTGCCGCCGTGGTGTGCTCGTCGTCGTGAGCGAGTTGCCGAACGGTGTCGCGAAGCCGTTGTTTGAACAACTCCAAGAGGTCGATGAAATCGTCGGTCATCACGCGGCCTTCGCACGCGACTTACGCCGAGACAATTCCGCTTCCATCTCCTCCTCCGCCCGTCCCTCCGGCGGCGCGAGTCCTTCCAGATCGCGAAGCAATTCCTCGGCCGACATGGCGTCGACGGCGTTGGCGGTGGTGGTTGAATCGATGGTGGTCATTACATCATCCCCATGAGTTCGGCTCCGGCACTTGCAGCAATCTCTGCTACGGTGGCGCGGCGTTGTTGACGTTGCTTGGAGCGAAGAGCGACAGCCTGACGCCGCTCTCGGTCTTCGGTCAGGCGCTCGATGTCATTGCGAGCCTCTATCACCTCCCGCAGATGCTTACGGAACGTGTTCCGCGCGCGGCGAACATCTCGGAGGCAAGCCTTGCGGCGTGCGTCCCGCTCCTCCCATTCTGTCCACGGTCCACTCTCCATCTTGGCGTGCAACCATGCGAGTTCGGCGGCGCCCATATCAAGGAATGCGGCCTCGGCGGCGGTCTCAGCTTCGGTATGAGCGGCTTGCGCTCTCTTCAGTCTGGTGGTCATTTAGGCGGCTTCCTTCTGACAAGCGTTGTCGTTCGCAGCGCGTGCGGCCACGCGAGCGTTGATCCATTCGATGACTTCCGATTTGAGGAACGCGACTCTCTTATCCCCGAGCGGGACGGCCGCAGGGAAGCGGCCCTCGCTGCGGTAGCGATTGATTGCGGTACGCGACAATGAAGTCATCGCGCACGCATGCTTGATGCTCACGAGCATAGGCTCGCCGGCGGACGGATTCTGGATATGCAAAGTTGGTCTATGAAGTTGGACGCCGATACCAGCCCCGCACGGAGGTCTATGGCTGCGTCAGTAGACCGATAGCGCTCGGCAGAAGGGCCAATCACGCTTGCGGCTGAAGCCGCGTAGGTGACGGACTATATAGGACCATATCGCCCCTATCGTCAAGGGCTATGGTGCAATTATTTTCCTGACCCCAAGTATTGTGCCCACGCCTCCATGAGACGCCTGCGCTTGGCAAGGGCGGTTCCGCGCCGATAGGCCAGTTCCGTCTCATCTCCGACTTCATGCGCTAGGGCCATCTCCGCGATTTCTCTAGGGAATTTCGTACAGTCCCCCGCCCAATCCCGGAACGTGCTGCGCAGACCGTGGATGGTCGCCGCCTTGTCCGGTGACGCCAGCCGAAGGGCTTTCGTCATGGCCGTGTCGCTGATGGGCTTGCCCTCGCTACCGCCGCCGAACACGAAATCGCTCAAGGAGCGCTGCCGCATGGACTCGACGATCTGCAAGGCGCGCGGCGTCAGGGGGACGACATGCTCGCGGCCAGCCTTCATCCGCTCCGCTGGAATGGTCCACACCTTGGCCTTAGTGTCGATCTCCGAGAAGGCCGCTCCGCGCGCCTCGCCCGATCGTGCGGCGGTCAACGCCACGAACTCAACCGCCCGTGCCGCGACGCCCGTGGACTGGCGTAGCGCGGTGATTGTCTTGGGGGCATCTGCATAGGCCAGCGCGGCGTGGTGGCCCCGTGTCAGTTTCTGGCGCTTGGGCATCACCTTTGAAAGCAAACCCTGCCAGCGGGCCGGATTTCCCGCCGTACGCCATTCGTGAGCGATGGCGTAGTCAATGACGGCTTGGATGCGAGAGCGCAGCCGTGATGCTGTCTCTGGCCGCTCGGTCCAGTGCGGCATGATGCAGTCCTTGACGTCACCCATGACGATATCCGCCACCGGCAAATGGTGCAGCGGCTTAGCGTAGGTCCGCAAGGTCATCTTCCACTGCTCGGCATGCTTCGGATTGGTCCACTCCGATTCCTTGGCCGTGATCAGTTCTTCCATGCAGTCGTGGAACGTCTTAGGGGTGACGGGGTGTCGAGCAACGCGAGGATCTTCACCTCGGGCGAGTTGCTGGCGGATCGTGTCGGCTTTCTCGCGGGCCAGTGTCAGGGACACGGGCGCGGTGCCTTGTCCGTATCCGCCCAATCCGATCTCGTTACGCTGAGCGCCGCGCCGATAGATGAAGAGCCAATTGCGCGAGCCGGTTTTCTGGACTCTGAGAAACAATCCGTCGCCGTCGCCGTAAATCCCCGGCTTGGAAAGCGCCTTGATCTTGGTTTCGCTGAGCTTGTTGCGGGCCAT